TGCTCGGAGAGGATCTGAGTGAGCTCAACCTCAGCGTCCATGCTGTGGTAAGCGTTCAGGTCCTGAGCGAGCTCGGGGCTCCAGCGAGCGCGTAGCTTGCGGGTTGTTGCGGTGACTGCAATGCTCTCGATCTTGATGTCGATCTCGGGGATGACAGGTGAAGGAGCTGCACCGAAGTCAGACTCGAAAGAGGGGATGACGAGGGTTGAACCAGTGCCGCCGCCTGTGGTTGTCACCTGATCACTGAGAACGAATGAAGCAGTGAGTGTTGAGGTAGCAGAAACAAATTCTGCCGAGATCCCCGCGCCTGAAACAACAGTTAGAATAGCTGAAGTTGCACCGCTTAGTGCAACTAGAGGATCGGGTGTGAAAACACCGCCAGCAAAAGTTCCTAACTGGTTAAGACGACGAACGTTCTTAATACCTGTTCCTGACTGAACACTCGTGGGTATAGAAACTAGATTTGAGTCGCCTGTACCATCGTAAAGAGCGAGTGACTTAACAGCTGAGGGATCCATACTCTGACCAGCTGTACCTGTCAAGTGATCTGTTGCGACGATTAAGAAGCTCCAATCACCGCCATCTTCGATAAGCTGAGTGACCTGTGGGTCGAACTGAAGAAGTTTTCCGTCTGATCCACTCGTAGTTGCAGAATTATTAGAACCAAATATCTGTGTCGATGTGCCGCCGAAGGCGCCGTACGCTAAGACATCAAGTGCTGTGTTGAGCTTGTGTGCTGTCTTGTGAATCTGTGAGTAAGAAGTTCCGACGAGATCATACTGACCGCCGACTGCGTCTGAGCCTGTACGAACAGAAGACCCAGCTGGGTTGTTGTAGAGTGACTGACCCTTGTCATAAGTCACGTTGGTTCCAACAGTTGTTGTGCCGCTGACTGCAGCATCACCGCCTACATCGCTACCGTAGGTGTAGTCGAGGTAGAAGAGAAGACCGCTTGGGAGGCTCATTGGCTGGATGCTGACGAGCTCGTTGGCAACGAGACCGCCGAACACGCGACGAACGATTGGGAATGCGATGTTGGTGAAGCCGTCCACCTGACCGCTGTCTGAACCGCCGCTGCCGAGGACGTTAGCCTCACGAAGAACCTGAGCTGCCTGGTTCTCGAGAAGGCGTGACATGGTCTCACGAGTGTGCTCGTTGAGGCCGCGGAGAAGACCGGTGCGGCTCCACTTCTCCATTAATCTGTTGCTTTCGGCACCGACGTGACGATCACGGATGCCCTCTGTTAGATGTCTTAAAGTTAATGAACGTGACATGTTTAACTCCTTGTTGTTTAATGTCTTCTGTTGATTTCGAACTAACCTATCTTACTTCAATCCTGCCAGTCTCTGCCAGCGATCAAGCTCAGGAGTTGCATCCTGCTTGGGAGCTGAGGAGGTGGTGGGTCTTGAAGATGACCCGCGGGTGCGTGACTCAGTGAGAGGCTTAGCAGCTCCACGAGCAAATGTCTCTGTTAAGGACTTGTACAATGACTTGGCCTCTGTTAAGCTGTTTGCTTCATCAAGAGCCTTAATGACTGATTTCTTCTCAGCCTCGTTAAGGTTCTTATTCTGAAGAAGCTTGTTCACGTAGAGAAGCTTTGCATTGAATAGATTGAGATCTTCCAACTGTTCACGAAGAGTTTCAACAGCACTTCTGTATTTTTTCAGTTTCTCATCGAGCGCACGATTCTTGCGGCGCTCATCACGGAATGCTTCCGCGAGTTTGTTTAAAGTAGGAGGATTGGTGAAGATGTCCTTACCTTCATCGCCTCCACCAAAAGATTTCTTGACGCCAGCGTTTGCCTTGCCCTTTCCGCCGAATGCGCCGTCGACGCCAGCATTGCTGCCGCCCTTGCCGCCGAAGTGATGATCAACTTTGCCTTTGCTCTCACGGACCAGCTTGCGGATTCTCATGATCTCTTCAGCAAGCATCTTCTCATCGACTTCGACCATCTCGTCTTTCTTCTCGCCTTCGTCGCCGCCCATCATGGCTTGGAAGTCGACTTCGCCCTCATCACCCTCGTCTCCTTCGGGTGCTTCATCGCCTTCAGGCGCTTCCTCACCGTCATCGCCCTCGTCTGAGAGCTCAAGCTCTTCGTCGGGCTCGCCCTCGTCTTCGTCGTCTTCGAGCATGCCTCTGAGATCCTCAGGGATCTTCTCTTTGTCGATATCGTCACCGAGATCAAGAACAAGCTTGAGCTCTTGAAGCATCTCTTCGAGAGTTGCTTCTTCATTGTCCATCTCGTGATTCTTACCATCTTTAACAGGAGGCTTAGCAGCTGGCTTTGCAGGCTTCTTTCCGCTGTTCATGGTATCAGCAAGCTCGTTTTCTACGGCTTCTCTCAGAGCGTTGAGATCGACTTCGTAATACTTCTGTCTCTGTCTCATATTTGAATTCTCCTTTAAATTCGTTTCCTTATTATCTATGGTTTTAGATGCCAAATTTCTTTTTGTTTGATTAATTTTATTAGCGATTGAATTTAATTCTCTCTGCTGTGAAGAAGACATTGTTCTGAAAGCTTTGTTTGTTGCTTCTGAAACAATCTTTGCATTCTTTGAAGAAGAGATCTCCTTAGACATGTCTAAGCCTAAGAGAGTTGAGAGCTTGAGAAGGGCTGACTCATCTAATGTGACTTCATCTAGATCATCATCTTCTTCAGCGACTTCTTCGGTGTCTTTTCCCTCAGCTTCTTGAACCTCTAAGAGCTCAGATTCGATAAACTCTCTGATCTTAGGAGTGACCGCTTCTAAAACTGCCTTCTTTGCATTTGCTTCTGCAATCTCACGAAGTTTCTTTGCATCTGCAATTGCTTCTTCAAAAATTTTATTTGACATTATAAACCCTCTGTTAAACAAAAATAACTATGACATAAAAATGAAACTTACTTCAATTTATTCCACTTCGATCTCATTTATTAGATTTTTTATACGATTTACTCTCTTTTGATGAAATAAAAATGATCTCTCCATCGGATCTTTGAGATCGAATAGAGAAAATACATTATCGTCATACTCATCATGACGCGGTAGTGGTGCTCTTGAAGTTCCAAACTGAGTTCCGCTTATTCTTCCTGGCTTGTTTCTAATGTATTGCGCAGTTGATTGAGTGCCGAAAGCAGGCCCTTTTGTGTTTTTAGGGACAGGGCCAAGAGGATCTGTCTGACGATAAGTTAATCGAGGAGAGATACCTTTCATTATGGGTGTCGTGTGATCGCTCTCTTCAGTCAAACCGAACTGGGATCCTTGGTTTCTACCATCACCTGCCGATCGATCTGCTCTTCCGCTTCTGTTTGGATTTCGATAAGCACCGCTGTCAGTCTCAGCTCTGATCGCATTTATGACATCTCGATCCATGTCAAGCTCATCCAAGATTGCCTCAGGATCTGACTCTTCTTCTTCACGATACTGATAAAAAGCACGGGTCTGACCCTGCGTGGCACCTTGTGCCGGGTGACCCGTCTTTAATCTTCCATACCCACGACCGGCATTTGAATCGTGTGATTTCGCAACGCGAATCGTGGTTTGGGTATTCATCTATCAGCCTGCAGAGCTTGCGTATGATCTTCCTGAGATCAATGCTGTGGCTGTATCAACATCCTGTGTGGCAATCTCAGGTGAGGTCAGCGCAGGGTTTGCCAGCCCTCCGAGGCCTGATCCAAACTCTCCCGATGCAGGAACGACTGTGCCTGTGAAAGCAGGCTGATCTGTTGCAGAGACAGATCCTGGTCCGGGCGATGTCAAGGGTGGGACATAAGGGCTTGTAGGCGCGCCGGCACCACCACCAAACATCTTGCCATCAGCAGTCATGTTATTTGCAGCGACATCAGGAGCATCGACATAATCTCTGTTGTAGCTTGACATCTTGTGACCCACACCGCCGGGAACATCCACACCATAAGCGGTGAATCCTGCTGTTGCTTCACCTCGTTGAACAGCTGGAATAAATGTCTGATTGATAGTTTCATCAGTGATCTCACCTCTGTGAATAGGTGATGATGCATAAGCTGATGCGTAGTTCGCGGGATAACGCTTTCCAAGCCCTCCTGATTGTGTGTCAGAAGGATTAGAAATTTTGTGATCTCTCTCAGACATTATGCCTCCTTAATCTTATCTTTAATAGATTTAGCTCTTCTCTGAATGGCTTTGATTCGCTCAGTTAGAACCTTGCGCTCTCTTAGGAGCTGAAGAAGAACCTTGAGCTCTTTTCGAACCTCGTCGATTCTGTCTTGACGCTTGGCCTCTTCAACTTTTTGTTGCTGCTCTTTGAGATGTGCTCTCTCTTCTTGGATGATCTTCTTCAAAACTTCGGGTGTAAGCTTAGCAACTTTTTCCATTAAAAACTCCTTTTGTTAAACGACAAGTCATCTTTAAATATCGTTTAACAAGAAATTTATCTGTTTATTTTTGGAGCAAATGCCAAAGATGCCCACTTTTCTGACGCGCCGCTGAAGAGATCTGTAGGATCTGCTGATGCCACGATCTTTGCTGCTTCATCAGCAGGAGTGGCACCCATCGTCGGCCTTCCTGGAACTTCATACTGCTCTTTGAGTGTCGATGCTGCTGTGTCTGCTAAGATATCTCTCATGATAGGGTCACTTGTGACTCTTGAGACGAGGTTTTTTGTCTTCTCAGGTGCAGGTTCTGGATCTCTGCTCTTTGATTTGGCACCAAAGCTAACTTGATCTAAGTAGCTTCCTCTTGTCTGCATGCTTTTTTGCTGCGCTTCTTTGATCTGATCCATCCCAGGAAGAGATCTCTTCGATTTTCTATCGACTGACTCTGTCAGATCTCTCTGCTGATCTGATTTGGGGCTCAAACCCTCAGATAAGATCTCAACAAGACACTCTTTGACGAGTGACTTAAACAACGCTTTATCAACTTTCATTTCTTGTCCCACCCTAATATGTCATTAAAGATTCTATCAATTCTGTCTGATCTGTTAAAGAAACTATTTAAATCTCTTGATTTAACTACTTTACCCTCGTGTAAGGACATAAAAGCACCAGGAGTCGAAGGCTCACTCACCATGTCAAAGCAGATGAGCTGAAAGTCATCTTGGACAACCTGTGTGTTTCCTTTATTGACTGTCGATCCCACACCTCTCGAGCTGATGCCAAGTGTCACACCGCTCTCAATGAGGCTCTGGATGATCTTTCCACTGGGTGTGTCAAGAACCTCAATTGTTCCAAACACATCATCACCCTTCATGTAAGCTTCTCTAACGATGTGCGAAGCATTCTTGAGTTCGACGACCGATGTGTCTGGGTGATCGCAATTTCCTGTCCAGAATTGTTTTCCTTTTCTCTTAGCCAACCAGTTACCGCTTGGAGTCGTTACACAATACACAAAATCATCGTGATCTACTTCATCAACTTTCATAAATCTTAGATCTAAACCAATATTTTTAGAAAAATTTTCAGATACTAACCACATAGGTTTAGAGTTTTCTTGAAGAATTATTCTCCCAGGTTCAATTTCTCTATCTTTTTGCAAATAAGATCTTATGTTGCTAGCAGAACCTAATTTAAGAAATACTTCTCCGACATCTTGTGCAAGTGATGAAGAGGTAGTGTAGTATTCTTTTATTAATTTACCTCTGACAACTCTATTTCTTCCATCACCTATAAGAAGCCATGTCAATAGTATTTCTAAACAATTTTGATCCCATTGCAAAATATCACTTGGAATGCTTTTTTCTGAGCTCGAGCCTAGTTCATATAGATAATCATGAAGCCCTTTGTGAGAGCAAGAAAAATCAACTGTTTCTCCGTCTGATCTTAATCTTTCCTTCCATTCTAAAGGAAATTCTGTAAGAAGCTCGCGTATTAACTCAATGTTTTCTTTTTTCTTTTGAGTTATTTGAATGTTATTACAAGTTGAATAGCCTCTTTTAACTCCATCGGAACACCCTTCAGAAATATAAATTCCTATAAACGCTGCCCACACTTGCGGATCAACAAAAATATTTGTTCCTGGAATGTTATAAACTTCAGGTGTTTCTCCTTTCCAATTAGATTTAGAACTTAAGCCACAGTGAGAAAGCCAACTAGATTCTTCTTTGTAGAGATCATAAACAGATTGCGCTGTCATATAGATAGGATTATTATTTCTATCAAAAATAAGTGTCTTATGATCAGGTGTAAGTTTCATATCTAAAGTTTTTCCATTGTAAAAATGGAGCATCTTTCCTTTGTAATGCTTTTTAGTAATATGAAGTATCTCTTCTTCTTGAAGTGCACCTGTTTCTACGTTAAGTGTAAAAACTTTATCGTCTTTTTCTAACTCATTAAAAGACAGCCACCCTCTTTTTGTCATTATCTGTGTTTCTTGATCGACACATTCACCTAACGCTCTGTTCTCACGGATCAGTTTCTGATAGTTTTCTATCTCTCTTTCAAGAATAGATTTAGGATAAACTCTGCCGTTCTGATTGAGTGTGTTCGCACGCTGGATGACGCCCTTGAGCATGATCTTGCCAAACTTTTCTCTATTCTCTTTAATGACTTTTCTGTCACAAGTGAGCGGAAGCCACTCTGTTAAAACTCTTAAATCAGACATTTGTGACCTCCTTCTTAGAAAGTTCATTAATAAGTTTAGTTACGGTTAAGAATCTGACGATTGAAGAGTCATCAATCTTGTTCTCATCGAGAGCAGTGATCGCATTTCTAACTCTATCGACTTTCTCAACTAAAATAGAGTTTGTCTCTCGATCTTCGAAATCCTCAAGCAGCTTCATCGCCTGACCTTTCTTTTCTTTGAGATAACCCTTTAGATATTTTTCGTCTTGTGTCACATAAAAAGCGTAGTGTGAGATGATGTCACGCTCTTCATTTGATAAGTCAGAGTACTTCTGATTGATCTTCTCAGTCATCAGCTTAAAAACTAACTTATCAGATTTTGATGCATCTATCTCTTTTTGCAGTTTTTCAACAGAATCATTTGATTTTGAAGTGAGAAGGTTCTCACCTATCTTCTTCTCAAACTCGATAAGAATGCCAAGATCAGGCGAATCTTTTCTCCACTCATTGAGCGCAATTTGAATAGATCCTAAGTTTCGGTAATCTGCGACATTCTGGTAGAAAAAATCTTTCTTTTCAAGAGTGTAGTTGATGTCTCTAATCAGATCTGACTTCTCTCTGTCAAGTTTCGCGCTGTCGATGTTTCGAGCAGCTCTCTTAGCCTCAGATAAGATTGATGCAACAATGTGTGTGTCAGAAACTGTCGAGTTAGAAAGCGCATTAAAGAGCCTGAACTCCTTGTAGAGCTCCGTCCCTTTAGCAAATCTTTGCTCGATTATTCGCGTCGCTTTCTTAGCAGTTTTGACATCACCTTCGATGATACAACCGGTGATATGTTGAACTAAGAGCTCGTAGATAATGCCCACATTTCTTTTTTTATTATGCTTAGTTGTCATTTTCTCCCTCTGATGAATTGTTCTCAGAGATAACTCCGGTGAATTTTTTAGGTTTGATGTTTAGTTTCTTATTCAGACTCGTAAGCGTGTGCTTGATCCTATCTGTCATCTGCGCATTTTGAACAATCTTATTGTCTAAGTATTCACTAATGTCGATATCTTCTAACTTAAGTGAAGATAAAGATTTAAGATCACTCATTTCTCTTTCCATGCCTGACACGCTATTCTGCTTTCTGTCGCCTTCATCTCTGGGTTTGATACTGTGATGATTGCCGTCCATCTCAGCATACTGCATTCTTCTTCTCTTTCTGCGCTTTTCTTCGTATTCGTGTTGTGTCTTTTCGCGCTTCTCGTCATCTGTTAGAGGTTCTTCCTGCTCAGAATCTTCAGCAAGCATTGTCGCATACTTGTTTAAGGAAGATTGGATCTTGATTGGAACATTTTCATCTTCTATCGAGTCATTTTCTGATAGTGAAGTGGGCCCAGAAAGATCAATTGACTTGGAGATCTTAGGGCCACCTGGGCCGCCGAGATCGAGATCGAGATCTTCTGGCCCTTGAACAGGAGTGATCTGAGTTGCCTCGATCTCGAGCTCGTGCATCTTATCTCTCTTCTGACCCATTCTGATGTTCTTGATCTCGTCTTCTGATAGACGAATGATATTTTTCTGAACCCAAGCCTTATCTACCAAGCCAGGTGTCTGGAGCGCTGCGCCAGCTGCTTCAAATCTTGACTTAAAGAGCTCTAGCTTTTGTTGCTGAGCGATAGTTGATGGATTAGAAAGTTTAAGAGTGAAATCCAGAAGATCGTTGTCTGAAAAACCGTGACAGTGTAAGTGAATGATGGCGATCTTATTCAGCTCAGCAAGCACAGTTCTCTGAACTTTGGCAATAGTTCTGGAGAATCTGATGTCTTCTTGTGATAGTGTCGCTTTAGCGCCTAATCCCTCGTCATAACCAAGATATGCCTTTGGAATCTTCAACGCAGCAAAGAGTTTCTTTTGAATGTACTCGACGTCATTTGTCTCTCCTGCCATAGTGCCGCCGCCGAGCGTGTCAATGGCAGTTCCTGACTCTGAACCTCTGACAGGAATAAAGTAATCCTCATCCACTGACAGCGGGTTGTATCTTAAATCGACGCGTCCTGTCGTGTGATCTGAGATTGGAGCACGCTTAAGTGTCGATTGAGCTCTCTCCATGTAAGCGGGAATCTCTTCGGGTGGAACATTACCTACATCGATCTTAAAGACACGGCGTTCGGGTGCTCTAACTATTCGATAGACAAGCATCGCATCTTCTAGCAAGATTAGCTGTCTCCAGATTCTTCTGGCAGGCTCTAACACTGATGATCCGTAGGGAATGAATGCATCATTGCCTAAGAGGCGCATGTGAGATACTTGCCAGTTCTCGAGCACTTGATTACCTTGTGTCACCCAACGAAAGCGAACTGCAAGAGGATCATTAGGATCAAATCCTTCTTCACGCTCAACTTCAGAGATAGGCATCGGATAAGCATTCACAATACCATACTCTGGTGACACATCGTTAAATAGGAAGTGATCTCCGTACTTGCAGAGGTTTCTAACCCAACTTGTTAGGTTAAAGTCAATGTTAAGTGTGTCATAGAAAAGTTCATCTAATAGCTGCTTGATCTTAGTGTTGTCAGAGTGTATGTGAAGAACATTACCGTTCTCATCAGAAGCAGCTGACTCTTCTGCATAGATGTCAAGAGCACTTCCGATCTCAGGTGTGTATTCCATCTCGCTGAAATCTGAGTATCTTGCCATACGGTCATATGTTCCGTATGCAGACATCGCATTACTATAGACGCGACTCTGATTCTTTCTAAAGATCTCAAAAGCAGACGATGTGTATTTATCATCAGGTTTTATAAGCTTTCTCTTGACAACTGGGCCTGATCTAAACAGGCGTGTCAAGCGAGTGAATAAGTTTGAACTACTTTCGGCCATCTATTAAATCCTTACTTTATGATCCACAATAAATCTTGTGGTATATTACTGCGACTTTTAGTATTTATTAAATCTTGCCTAACATTCTTGCCTAAGCTTTCTTTATTAGGATTTGATGTGTAGACACCGGCTGGAGCCAATACTTGACTTGGTGTCTCATTGTATGTTCTCTGATTTCTCGACATCGCAGCAAGCATTGCTTCATTTAAGCCCGTATTTCCTTTGGAATACTCAGATGCACCTTCCAAGATCCACGCGCCGATGGCGAGGCTCATGACCAAGTCGTCATTAAATCCTGATCTCGCCTCTGCTCGACCGGTATTCCAAGTAAAAACTTTTAACTCTTCGTAGAATCTCGAAGAGTAGCTAATGAGTTGTCTGTTTCTGAGAACTTCTTCAAGTTTAGCCAACACAGTGCTTCTTGTCTTGCCGTTTGTGTTAAACCCTGCTATTTCAGCGGATGACGGAGGAACATAATCTCCAATATAAACTTGACTCTTTTTTCTGTAGTAGAGTTTTGGATACTTGAGATCTTGCAATTTTAGGATCGTAGCATAACCGTAGGAGTTATTCTCAGGACAGACAAGTGCCTTGCAATATTTTAAGCCAAACTCATTGATCAGCTCTGCAAAGTTGTCAGGCTTGATCTTGCCCTTGTATTCAGCTACGATCTCTGCTGTTGTGGTGTCGATTATGTGAAAAGTAGAGTAATCTTTTGAATCACCTCTCGAGACGTCAGCAGACAAAATATAGCTGTGTTCTGTGAGCGGATACTTCCAGACCCAAACATTTCTATCAGCACCCATCTTCTCTGCAGGCGGTCGAATATTCGTCCTCAGCCACTCGATCGAGTTCACATCTAAGAATGTGTCACCGCTGATTGCGAAGTCACATAGATACTCTTGCGCAATTTGCCTCTTGTTAAGATTTTTAGTTGTCTTTTCAAACCAGTCATTATCTCGCTCGGGATGAACGCTCCAGGGTAAGTTGATTGAGTTAAACTCATTCAGGCCTGCTTCAGCATCAACATAGAGTTTATGATACTGTCCTCCGATACCATTGGGCGTAGATAAAATAATAACCCGACCACCTGTCGAGATAGTCGGGTAAATACCTGTCCAGATTGTGTCAAAGTTTCTAACGAACGCAGCCTCATCAACAATAAGAAGTGAAAGTGCTTCAGAGCGACCAGCGTCTTCTGAGGTAGGAACGGCCTTTATTTCTGATCCAGAGCTAAACTTTATCTTCTGCTTGTTGTCTTCAACAATCTCTGTGAGCAACATCCAGCTTGGCAATGACTTGATCATCGTCTTGACTTTATTGATAAAGTTCTGTGCAACCGAGAGTTTGGTTGCGATGATCAAGATATTTTTTTCTTTCTGAAATATGGCCATCCAGACAGCATAGGCAGCAACAAGAGTTGATAGGCCTAACTGTCTGGATTTAACAACAATATTGAATCTATGCTCAAGAAACTCATCAACACAGTCTTCCTGGAAAGGGAACATTTCAAATGGAATGAGCCCTCTGATCGGATGCTGTATTTTTACGTAGTTTTTAAAGAAATAGTTTGGCTCTTTAGCACATCTTATTATTTCTTTGACTTGAACTTGCTTGTTGTATTTTGTCATACATGCCTATCAGTTTATCTCAATCACACTTACATGTCGAACTAAAGCAGTGCCCTTCTCAGAGTAAGCGTGATAGTTAATCAGCTCAACAGCCACATCTGAAGAGATCTCTTTTGTCTTGAGAGCTCTTCCAGCTTTCTCTTTAAACATCTTCTTGACATTGTCTAGGCAACCTTTGGCGACTTTCTTTAGATCTTTCTCTGACTCACGAGCCGCTTTTTGCATAGCAAATCTGTCACCTAAATTGACGATCATCATACATGTCATAGTCAGCTTATTCTCGGAAGTGATCTTCATCACACACTTGATCGATCCTGTGTAAGATTGAAAAGCTGCGCCGTAAAGATCTTCTACGATCGTGCTCAAAATATTTATCTCTTGAAAGTTCATAATATCTCCTGGTGTTTGGTCGTATTAATAAGTAATCTCTTCCGAGTGTTTATGTATTTTCTAACTTCACTTTTTTTAGGACGCCAACCACCTTTCCACGCATCTTTTCTTGACTCTGCAAAAGTCAGAAAGCACTCGTTGCAGCAGAGATGATCAGAATGACTCTGGATATCGGCTTCTGTCTTCAATATGAAACCACATAGATCACAAAAGAAGTGATCTTCTGCGCTGCTTTCTGTCTCACCGAAGGATACTATCTTATATAACCTGGACATAAGAATCAACTCCCTCTCTCATGATCTCAATTGAGTTATCAACGATATCTTTAATCTCATCGATGTGAGATATCACGATAATGTTCTTGAAAGATTTCTTAAGAGAATGAAGTAATCTACCACAAGATTCCAAGTTTGTTTCATCAAGCGTTCCAAAACCTTCATCGATGAGAAGCATCGATGACTTCGGAAGTGAAGAGATGTTGATCAAGGCAACTCTTATGGCAAGCGATGAGATCATCTTCTCCATCCCAGAGGCTAACTCAACGATTCGCTTTGAATCTCCATAGTCGATAAACACATCCATAGCATTTGACTCAAGATCTGCCTCGAGAACGACTGTGAATGCAACTACGCCCTTTAAGATTTTGGCTATCTCTGCGTTAATCTTAGGTAAGAGAAAGTTAATGATTTGAACTGGGATACCTCTGCTAGATGTGGCTTGAATAAATAGATCTTGAACTTTGATCTGTGTATTCAGCTTGTCAAAGCGATCGCTTGAATCTCTCGCAGTGGAGATAGCGATATCTAAACCTTCAATCTGCTTGATCTTGCTGATCCGCTCCGTGTCGTTCGTCTTAAGCGCTTTCTTTTTAGAATCTAAGAGTTTAACGATTCCAGAGACATCATTGTCCAAATCTTGACCTTCAAACTTAGCCTTTAGATCTTGACTCTCACGATCAGCAGCCTGATAGGATAGGTTTAAGTTTTCGATCTCATTTTGAATCGCTTGAATCTGAACTCTATCATTAGAGATCTTAGAGATCAGATTTGACTTCTTCTGAAGAAGAGCATTGTATTTGTCGATCTTGTCTTCGTAGTTTTCTTTTGAAAGTTTCTTGTAAGACTCGCGGAGATCTGCGACATTTGTCTGTAATCTATTAACAGATTCTCTCTTATCTTCGATCTTTGCCTTATCTCTATGCGAATCTTTGATGAACATGCAGGATGGGAAACTTTCACCACAAGGAACTTCTAAGAGTTTCTTGACAGATTTTTCCATCATCAAGAGCTCAGCTGACTCTGACTTTAAGAGCGATTCAATCTGCCAAAGTGTCTTCTCAAGATTTTTAAATGTCTCAAGATTAGTTTTGATCTCACTTACATTGAATGACTCAATAAAATCTTCGATCTTCTTTATCTTTTCTTCATGCTCAGCTATGTTTGCTTTTGCTTCGTCCAGAGATGTCTGCTTTTGACTGATTTTGTCCTTAAGTGTGGCAACTTTTTTAAGAGCTTTCTCAACTGCAAGCTCAGACACAAAATCTTCTTTCACATTTTTATGAACTTCAGATGTCAGATTTTCAATCTCTTGCTCCAAAGCTTCTCTGTCTTCTAAGATCTTATCAAGCAACGCCTGACTTGTCTCTCTGGATTTGATAAGCTCTTGCAGCTTTTTACTCCAGGTGCCTGTGTCTGGTGCATAACGTTTAAGATCATTTCTAATAGCAGCTGTCTCTTTTTTTGCAAGATCATTTAGCGTGTCAAATACGCTTAGATCTAAGAAGTTTGATAAAATATTTTTCCTTGCAGTTGCTTTCTCTTTGATAAATGTGTTCATCTCACCCTGAGAGGCGAGTGAAGTCATGTGAAACTCTTCTGCTGTTCCTATCATTGAGCGCAAGTATTTCTCTGTCTCTCTTCGCTGCTCTTCTGTCTTATCTTCAATTATTTCACCGCTCGAATCGAGTCGATGAACGCTTAGATTTGTGGGCGCCCAAAGATCATTCTTGGTGTATTTTTTAGTTGTCTCTCTTACCACTCTAAAGGGAGCACCATTGACTGATATGTCAATCTCTACTTTACAAGAGTTCTTTCGTGAGTTGATGATGTGAATATTCTTGATAGATCCTCTATCAGAAGAGTTAAAGAGCCCATATGCGAGGGTGCCAATGATAGAAGATTTTCCTCTTGCATTCTTTCCAAAGATACCCGTGATGCCTGGTAGCTTTTCAAGATTAATCTCGTTTCCTTCACCATAACAAAAAGTATTGTCAAATCTTAACTTATTGATACTCCACTTCACATTTCTAAGATCTGAGTTTTCTTCGGTCGCAGAAGCAATGTAGTTAGATGTGAGCTTATCAAGCTCATTCCACTCATTTTCGGAGATCTCTTGATTGCCCGTATAATACTGTCGCATTAAGCTCTTGATGACTTTAGGCTCTCGTAAGTTTAGGACAGTTGCTTCACTCTCTTTAATCTTTTCAGCAGCAAAAGAGTTATCGATCTTAAAAACAACCTCTGACGCATTCTTGATGTTTTTAAGCGACTTTTGAAGTGTCTTTGTTTGCTCAGGAGTGATGTAGTCGTTTTGAGCACTTATTCTAAATCTTGAGAGATCAGGATAAGCAAGACAGGCTTTGATTGTCTTTTCTACATCACCTTTCCACTCGACGGTGATGAACTGATAGTCATTCTTAACGGGATAGAACTCTACATCGAAGTCATCTCTGGTTCTAATATCCCAAACTAAGAATCCTTTCTCAAGATCTTCTCCGTAGTTTTGCTGAATAGTGCTCCCACTGTATGCGACTGTCTTTTTGTTGTTTAAGAACTGACGTTTGTGAATATCGCCTAACAGGCCGAAGTCAAAGGCATCAAAAAATCTTACAGGAACTTCTCCGTCAATGCTCCAGTCAATATCAGTCAGAGATCCAGCGACAGCGCCGTGAAAAAGAGCGATCGAGATGTTCTCTGAGGGCTTGACATTTTTCCAATTTTCTTCGTCAAAACAAGAAAAGACACACCAGTCAAAGCCTGGAATGCCTGTGGGATAGACGCCTGAATCTTTGTACAAGAATATCTTCTTGTTATTGATCGCTTCGATGATGGGTGTCACAGCATCTTGTCGATCTTTGTTGTGAATAAGCCCGTCATGATTTCCTAAGATCACATGAACAGGTGCGATCTTCGACATCTCATTAAACCACCAAGCTAGTTTTTCAACTAGCTCCGGTGAGATACCCTGCGTCTTAGAGTGAACGATGTCACCTCCAACATAGATGACATCAGGTTTAATCGTTCTAGCTTGTCTAAAAAGATCTTCGAATGCTGCGACATATTCTTGGTGCCTTGACAGGCCTCGCCAGTGAATGTCGGCGATGTGTAAAATCTTCATCTATTGTCCTAGTTCATTTTAATGACATGATCTTTCTTGTCAGGTGAGAAACTCATCTTTCCACCTGGTGATAATACCCAACAACGCTTAGAAATACAAGATTGCGGTTTGGGTGCCATCCCGTCTGTCATGACAATGTAGCCGTCAAAATCTCTTCCAATTTTTCGGTAATGAGCTTCAACAGCATCAAAATCAGTGCCACCTGTCAATCTGCGGGAAAAACTTGCGCTTCTGCCTTTACGCCAGATTGTCTTGCTTTCTTCTTCTACTTTTGTGTCAAAGTAATAATACACAAATGTGTGCGTCTTTGATAGGCTTTCTAGCACGCTACCAAAGTTCTTAAGTGCATCAGAGCCGACGCTTCCACTCTGGTCAATATACACAGCAAGTGATGATGTTTTCCTTACTTTCTTGCCTGGGTGAATGTAAGGATACTTGCGATTGATCTTGCGCTGTGTCTTGAATGTGTTGCTCTTCATCTTCCGGCCGCAGAAATATTTCAGAGCTCTTTCCCAATTGAACTCGGCTTTTGTCATTTTGTCAATTTGAGCACGAGTTGATGCTGAAACCGATCCCCAAGAACGACTATTTGCAACTTCTGTTGCTTGAGAAATAATGGCCTTTACTTTTTCATCTGCGATGGCTTTCTCAGCGTCTGAGAGTGTGCTGTTATCGTGCTCATCAAGCACCACGAGCACATCCTTACTCTTGAGATCTTCGATTGCTTCTTTGATTTCTTCGTTGGACATGATCTTTTCCATATACCACTCTGAAGACATTCCAATAGGCAATGAAGCGATAAAAAGTGCGAGTTTTGTGATTGACTCTTGTCGCTTGGTGTCAATCTCGACACCTTCTTTTGTTGGCAACTTGTTAAGAACACCAGGAATCAAACCACACTCGGGTAGTTCGGCTCGTGGAATGATACTGTTGATTGCAAGATCAGTTGCAATATTCCAGTAGTTGTGAGGCTCTTGCTTTCGTGTTGTCACATGCTTAAAGATGAGATGATAACACTCGTGCTTGAGCAAGCCAAAGATTTTTGGGATAGAAAGAGATGACACAAAAGTGGGTGACCAGTAAAGCGTCATCACACCGTCTTGATAAGTGACTCCGGCTGTTGAGATTGACTCCTCGCGAATGCGTCGCATCGACCTGACGACCGTCGCGAAGAAGGGCTCTTCGATTAGAAACTTAAGAAGGATGCTGTCAAACTCTTTTTCTGTGATCATTTGTCAAGCCGAAGTGTAGAGATACCACGAACAGAATCAACAATCCTTGACTTGAGTGCGGATGTGATCATTTTAATGTTGTGGAGATTCTTTGTAGTCATAATATTTTGAGTAAAATCTACAACAACTTCATCAGACACATGACTCAGGAAACTTGTCAGATTCTTAATCTGTGTCGCACAGAGATCATTCTCTTTGAGATAGAGAACTACTTGATCTAAGGCTTCGTTCTTCTTGTCATTTGTGATAG